AGATCAACGCAGTCGCCGTTGTATGCGGCAAAAGAAATTCCGTGCGATTCGTTTAAGCAACTGATTTGAGCCATTCCGGCAATCTCCCATTATGTTGCGGATTGTATGGTTTGCGGACAGATTCGATTCTGTCTTGAGCGCGAGCCATCGCCGCGCGCATCGCAATCTTCATCTTGTCGTGATCTGCGGTTTTGCGCTCAACGATCCGGCCAATCTCGGCTTCGCCCTCGGCAACCGCGATATGGACTTGAACCTGTCGAGTTTGACCGAACCGCTGGCAACGGCGAACGGCTTGGTAGAATGTTTCGTAAGAGTAGGACCGCCCGACAAACGCCATACGGGCGCAATGCGACCAATCCAAGCCAAAGCCGCACATCTGTGGCTTGGCAATAAGATGCTTTGCTTGGCCCGTGGCGAATGCTTCTAGACGCTCTTCTTTTTGCTCAGTCGTATGCGAACCGCGCACCTCGATTGCGCTTGGAATAGCGGCTTTTAAAGCGTCGGCCTCATAGTCCGTGTCGCACCATATAAGCCACGCCTCGTTAGCTTCCTTAGAGATTATCTCAGCGATAACATCAGCTCTCGCCTTACTCGTTTGGCGCTTGATGGAGTGCATCTTTGTCGCAGACATAGCCACGCTGGCAAACAAGCCCTCGCCGCCTTGAATTTCACTACTCGCCGCGCGGTGCCGGAAGATGGCCAACTCAGGCAAAATAAACCCGGTATCGTCTCCACCTAGATCCGATGGCAATTCAGCGCAACGCGCCCACGATGCCAGCCAATCCCAGAAGTCGGATTCCGCGTGTCCCTTAATTCTGTATCGGCCCATTTCCGTTTGATCGGTTATAAACCAGCGCATTAGCATTTCGTTAGATCGCATAATTCCGCAAAATTCAGCGTATTGACCTAACTCCATATGATCGTTTGGCGCTGGCGTTGCCGTCGCGCACAACTTGAACCGATGCCCGCGAAACGCATTGATGAGGGCGCGCGTCGTCTTGCCGGTGAAACTTTTGAGGATAGACGCCTCGTCAAGCGAAACAGCGCCGAACCATGACGGATCAATTTTATCAAGCCGATCATAGTTGAGGATGTTGATGCCATCTCCGGCGTCCGACTGCTCGCGGATAATCCTCGCCTCGTATCCCCATTTCTCCGCGCGGCGTTTGGTTTGACCGGCAACAGCAAGCGGCGTTAGAAGCAAAGTGCGTCCATTTGTCGCCTCGCCTCCATGTCGTAGAAACTCAAGCTGGCATTCGGTTTTTCCTAGACCTGTATCGAGGAATAACCCGGCCCCGCCAGCGTGTAGCGCATGGGCTACACTATGGGCTTGATAGTTGAATAGATGAGCCGCGAGAGTTGGAATTTCCTTTAGGCCGCGCACTGGCGCGCGAACCGCCTTAGATGCTAGGAATTTCTCGTAGTCTTTTTGCATTACTCGGATTTCCCCTGATTGATTAAAAGTCTGTACTCGTGCAGTCCACGTTCCACATAACGGCGTTCAACCGTGTGGCCGGCTTTGCGTAAATCCCTGAGCCTCGCGCTCACTGACGCCTCTGGATCACCCGTGACGAGGGCTAGGCTGGATAGCGTCCGCCAATCCCCGAATCGCATCGCGTCGAACACCCGCTTGCACTGAGCATTAAGCCGCTTGCCGTCCCGCTCGCGGTCGAACGTCTCGCCCTTCGGCTCGGGCGGGGTCCAATCGAGTAAAGATGCCTGCATCAAAACGACGGCTCCCATTCTTCGCCCGCCGCGATCCTCTGCCGTAGCCTATGGGCTACAGTTTCCAACCGTTCGGCTAGGGTTGTATTTCCATCCCATTCAGCATCGGAGGCGCGGCGCTCTGTTTCCTTGAGGGCATCAGCGATGGGGCGGATCATGCCGTGCGCTCCACTGTCCGCCCGTTGACCTTGCGTTTAAACTTGGATTTAGCCTTAGCTTTCTTCGCCTTCTTGCGGGGTTCGGCCTCTGGCATTGGATCAGGCCAGACAAACTCAATCCGCCCCAAACGTCCGTTCTCTCGGGCGTTCACAAGGCGGGCGTATTCATTGCAATAGTGCTTGTAAAGCCCCTCTAGTTGGCGGGGCGTCCAATGAGACGGCCAGCGGGCCATTTGATTGAGGGCGCACAAGCCGACATCGCCTAACTTGCTCTGCACAAACTCAGCAAACGCTAGGGGATTTTCAGTAAACCGGCGATGCTCTGAATGGCAAAGAGAAAGGGCATTCAACGGATGCCAGCGGACGGCCTTATTGCGGCGCCCGACGATGTGAGCGCATTCAAGCTGAACTTCGGAGCCACAACGCCCGGTCGATTCGCACAGTTGATTAGCCCGCTCCCGAGCCAGGGCGGAGAATATTGCATCTAGCTTGTCTCTGCGAATCCCGGCCATCTAATTTTACCAAATGCGACGTTTGGTTTAGCGAATAAAAAGCCCGCGAACGCTACTTGCGGTAGTTTCCGCGACGCGGGAGAACGTCAGCGGTCAGGGAAAGGGGCCGGACGGCTCGCGCAACCATTGCGAAAGCCGCCCGAATTAGCCGCAAATCAAATACGGCCAATGGGGAAAAGTGGGGACCGACCGCCAGGGAGAACGACCGGCCCCCGCCGAGGCGCGCGAGGAAGCCCGCGCCAGGGTTGCTAATTTCAGACGGGGCGTTCATCGCCAGCCGTCCTTGTCATCTTCGCACAACTCATCGAGAAAGCCCCGCAGCCACGGGCGAAAAAACTCGGTCCAAATGACCCAGGCCAATAAAACAACCGTGGCAATGCCGCAGGCGATGATAGCGGCGGATGCTATGGGGTCCATTATGCGGCTTTCCTTATGCCCATGAAATTCTGTAGCTTTTCCATGGTTTTACGGCGGATTTCCCGACCAGCTCGCAGATCTGAGACGAAATTGGGGTCTTTGAGAGCTGCCCACCCGAAGGAAGTATCGGTTAAGCCGTGCTTACGGCAATAAACTTGAATTTTAGCGATGAGCTTCGAGTTGTCCATATCACTAGCATAAACTAAGGGTTTTAAATCCGTCAATAGGCGTTTCCCTACAATTGCAAAATTATTTTTCGGGACTAGGTATTTTCCTATATACAGGGGGTTGGAATTAATCATAATGGGTCACCAACACAGGGAGAGACGCCATGCAGACCGCGATGAAAACCGAGCAGACGAGGCGCCGCGTGAAACTCAAGATTGAATACCGCCAGAATGGCGACGTTGTTGTGATCTGCCGCAGCCGTGTTATAGCCCGCACCAAATCCACGGCCGACGCCAACCTCTTCATTGAGGGGTTCCGCGAGGCTGAGGTTGCCCGCGCGGTCTAGGTATTTTCCTATATACAGGGCGCCGGAATTGATCATAATGGGCCACCAACACAGGGAGAGACACATGACTAGCCAGTATTTAGATTTGCCCTGCCGCACCGAAGCCGAGGCCGTGCTTGATAAGTGTGAGGCCATCCGTCAGGCCGCTGCGAGCTTTCAGGCCAACATCCGCAAGCGCATTGAGGAAGTCGGCGGCGATGCCTCGTGCATTGATCTTGCGGACGGGCTGACCGACGCGCTCTACACGCTGGAGCAGCAAGCCCGCGAAGCCATCTACGAAGCCGAATGCCGCGAGGAAATCGAGCATGAACGCATTGAGAGCGGGCTTTGCATGGTTCGCTCCGGCGTTCAATTCGGGAGGGTCGCATGATCCGCGCATTTATGGGCGCCCTCGCAATTGCAACCGTGACATATGCCCTTCTTGTGGTGACGCCATGAGCCTTCCCGACCGTTTCTCCACCACCGCCGACAAGCTGGACGTGCTTGCCAAGGAAGCCCGCGATGATGGGCGGAATATCGAAGCCATGTTCCTCGAAAGCGCCGCCCAGGGTGTGCGCCTCAGTGTTGCAGAGCATTTAGCAAAACAAGATCCGAGACGGCCTACGCCCGCCGCCGCAAGTGCGGGCGACCATTAGCAAGAAAGGGCTGAAGTCTAGTCGGGATACAGTTTGTTTGGGGCGGTCATTGGTTCCCGCCGTGACCGTCCCGCTCCCGACATTCAGCTTGCGAGTGACGATGGCCC